CAGCCTTCATCATGGCGTCAAATGGAATTGGTACGTATGTATTTATAAATTCAGATGCAATAGGCTGTTCAAATCTATTTGCCATGTCTTAAAATGTTTTTTTGTTTGTGGTTGCTTTAATAATCTCCTGCATAGCTGGTTGGAACTGATATATCTGTGAGTACATATCAGGATATAGACTAGCCAACTGTGCGTCCCTTGTTTTCTGATTGCCCATCAACTGCTGTGTCTGTGAGAATCTACCTAAGTCATTAAATCCTTGACCTAAAAATTGATTAGTTGCAGCCTTATTCTGTGCCTGTGCAGTCTGTACATTCCAGTCCATCTGTGCTCTATTGGCACCAAGACCAGCATCCATCTGTGCCTGCTCAGCCATATATTGATTGTCCATGTTGTTCTTCATTGCCCATGCACTAGCATCTGCACCCATACGATAGTTCTGTGATGCACCATAGTTACTCATTAGTTCACCGCGACTATTACCAACGTTAGTTATATTCCTATTAGAAACAGCTTGTGCTGTCATATTGGCATTGAGTTGTGGTTCAATATTGTATCTACGATTAGCCATCAATGATCTAATCTGAGATTCATATGGATTATAGTTAGGTCGAACCTTATCTGGTTTCTGTAATCCTTTTGCCATGTTATAAAGCATAGGAGCCATTTGACCAGCAAATGCACCAACCTTACCCCAGTTTACTTTACCAGCATTTGGATCAGCTGGAGTTGTTTTATCTGGTCTCAATGTATTGTCAACTGGACTAGCTTTACCAAAAGTGGTGCCGTATTTACCAAGTTGTGGAGCATTTAAATGTGAGAATGTACCCTGTCCTGGTGGGGCATATATAACAGGTCTTGTATCTCTAGGAGAAGTACCAGGTTGTACTATACCGGCAGATGCACCAGTTGGTATATCACCAGTATACATTTTATTAAATGTTGGAACATTTTTCAGAGGGTCTAAACCAAAGTCAGTCATATAAGAATCTTGACCAAATCCTTGAACTCCATTTCTCCAATTAAGAGGTCTTTGTGTATATCCACCTGGAGCATTATTAAAACCACCTTGTGCCTTAGGTAAACCATCACCAGGTTTTGAACCAGCATTGCCATTTAATTCTTGCTGTAAAGCAAATAAAGCATCTAGTTTCTTTTCAACTAATTTCTTTGTATTCTTTTCGATTCGTGTAGCCATTACTTCATCATTTTCCTTAATCTGTTGGCATCCTCAGCGAATGTCCTACCAGTTTTTGGGTTTATTATTTTATCACTAAATACTCTACCACCGTTCTCAACCATAAGTGGTACACCACCTTGTGCATGTTTTGGACCGTTTATTTCAACAGCAGAACCATCTCTACCCTGTACTACTTCACCACCTTCAACTTCTACGTTAGGCTGCATACCTGGTATGATACCACCGTACGCCATTGTAGCAGTATATGGATTAATAGCACCAGCCTGTGCCATCCTAGCACCTGGTAACATTGCTTGTGTCTGAGCTTCCTCAGCTAATTTCTTTTGTTCCTTACCTTCAACTAAACCACCTATCATTGATAGAGCCATGCCACCAACTTGTGTCCACGGAGTAGGTATCATAGCCATAGTTGAACCAATACCCGATAAAGTACCACCAGTGCCATACTGTACTAGACCACCATCCTCGTGTTTCCATTTCTTAGCATTACGTGCGAAGTTGGCCATCTGCCTAACATGCGGATTCTTAGAATGCAATGCTTCTGTAGTAGTTTTGCCTGTACGTTTCTTATAGGCAGTAAACTTACCGATGTTTTCTTTTTTAATCTTTATTGCCATTATCTATAGCTTGTTCTGTATTTTAATCCCATGTTAGATACTGTGAATCTATCGTATGTACCATCGTTGTTATAAGTAAAATATGCTATGAGGTATTTGTCCCTCATACGTTCTTTAAATAACTGTGTAGAATCTACGTTAGTGAATATGTTAGGATCACTACTAATATTAGTGCTAACTATATTCCTAGGTACTACTAAAGTCCAACCACGTTCTCTACGCTCTATGTTAGTCTTGTGAGTAAGTGTAACTGCACCAGTATTCTGAAAATCATTATAACACTGTACAGTATCAAAGGTGTCAGCGAATGTATCTATGTTACCAGACTTAACTGGATTATTCGCGACTGTCTTAGATGCTGTATTAGATATATAGAATAGATTATCAAATACCTTTGTATATTCATACTCAGGATTAAATAATATCTCTAGAGTAGAGTCTACATACTTAGATGAATTACCTGTAGCCAAAGCATAGAAATAACATCTATCCCATACATCACTATCGTGTAGGAACAAATGATTTCTATCAAAGCTAGAACCACAATAATAAGAACTTGTTGTAGTCAAGTATCTATGTTGATAAGGTATATACAAAGTAGGCACGAATCCATAGAATGATACAAATGCATCTACTGGTTCATTAAACGAAATAGTGAAGCCATTTGTTTCATTATTCTTGTAAAAAGTGAAAAGTATTTCATCATTATTCACATCATTGTGTGCTATCGCTAGGAATGTACTATCCAAAGCAGATGCCATATATGATTGTATATACTTTGTTTTAGTCAAGTTCATCAACCTATCTGAGTATTTGTATATAGATTTTGACAATCTATCATACCAATACATACCAGTTAATGATGTTACTATACTAAACTTATCTTTACTACCAACCTGTTGTGACATGTAATCATATCTGTCTAACACACCACCGGTACCAAGTACTATCTGTGCAGCAGCTTTATCGCTTATCAAACTACGTTCATTGACAGATGTTATACCAAACGCCCTGTCCTGCCAATAGTATAACTGATTATTAAATACTTTAAGTGCATTGATAGGACCATACTCAGTATCTACTTCAATAAATTCATTTACACCAAATGTAGTCCATGAATCTGTTATCTCACCATTAACCTTCTTTTTAGAAGCTTTGATCATACAATCAAATTCAGTCTCTAGTATTTTACTGGGATCCAATGATATTGCATACTTAACATCTAATTGCTGTGAGTAAACAGTATTGTATAGATACATATCTAATTGTTGTTCATATACTTCACCTGTATTACCTAAGTCATGAGTACCCATATACTCCTGTCTAAGTCTAGCATTAGCATTCTCATATGTTAAATGGGTACTGCTACTGTCATGTCTTAAATCACAATTTATAGAACTCTCTAATGGAACATATGCTGCTCTTGTAGAAGGTTGTCCTGCAACTTGTATTAAATCAACTAAGCCAAATGTTATATCAAAGAAATTTATATAAGTATCTCCATATGGAATATCTATCCATGTCGCTGTATCTAAATAAGATATAACATCAGAACAAGGTATAGAAACATTCATAGCACGATCCTCATAAGTATGACCACCGTACTGAGAACCATATACGTTTGATTTATAGTTTATAATAGTACCAATCACACCTTCTGCAGACCAACTTTCATTATCATAAGATACTAATAAACCAGAACTACCTTTAGCTCTAGCACCACCTGGTATATAATTTATATATGTTTTACCATCTACTATTACCTCATCTGTATCTAATAGAGCTGGTACAATGTAAGCAGTATCGTTTATGACTGTTTTACAGTTACTAGAAAAGGCAACACGTGTATTGGTTATATATTTATAAGTACTACCATATGTTGGAAAAGCGTCATTATATGTTGTTGCTGCAATATTACCAGAATAATTAGTTACATATTCTAAATAATCATTTGCTTGTTTTGATATATTCCTTGTTATATTTATTTCGGGTGATACTAATTTAACTAATTCAATACCATTTGTTGATAAATTTGCAGTAGAATCTAACAAACGACCTGGATAATAATGAGTCCCGTCTAGAATAGTTGGCATTGCCAAACATTGACTAACTACAAATCTATCCTTGCGTTCTCTTTTAACTCTGTGTATCTGAGCCCATGTTGCACCAGAAGGAAAGTTCTTAAAGTATATACGAGGATATAGTCTATGACTCATAATAGTCGTTGGCCAATCTGAGTCATTTGATAGGTTACTAGGTCTTACTGTATTTGAAGAACTATTTGTAAAATTGGCGTCATGATAACTAGGCATCCTTAAATCGCATATCCACTTAGGATCTGCTGTCTGTCCACGCTCATTACCAAATACTACATAAAGTCTATATACCTCATCTCTCTGCCAACTAAGTTTACCACCTTTCCAAGGACTAGCGTAATTGTGATATGAAGTATCTGATCCACTAGAATGTTTAGTAGCATAGAATGTTTCGTTATCATTTGATAAATCTAAATAGAATGCTTCTGTTTCAAAATCTATTTTAATATTTAATCCTTCTGCACCAATCGTTGTGCCATCTGCTTGATACATCCATTGATATGCTGCATCACCGTCATGATCAGGATCATTAAATTGATTTATACCATCGTGAGTGAGAGGATAGTTAGCTACCCAATCTGATAGATTAGCAGCTAATACTGTTGGTGTGCTTCCATCATAAACAGTTGCAGTAGATGCTGCTTTGAATCTAACAGCTCTAGCATCCCAGTCTCCAACAGAAAATTCTTCTTTCTCAATATTAGAAGCAAATAGAATATTATCTTTTATTGCTAGATCCTGACATTTGAATAGTTCTGTAGAAGCTATATTAAATTCATCTATTGTTAGTTCACCTAATACATCGCCAGTATCTGTAATTTTAACAGTGTCTCCTAAAGGAGATATTGATATTTCATTTGATATTACTATCTTAGGTAATGAGTTAAGTGTGGAATATTCAACCCTTACTAACCTAAGTCTATCATAACCCACGTTATTAGTTGTTGTCACACTAAGTATAAAACCTTTACCAGAATTAATGGATTCTTTTACACCACCATAACTCAAAGTATTATCAAGAAAATCACTATCGTTTGTTACATGTATAGGATCACTTAGTGGTGAGAAGGTTGTTGTAGAACCATTCATTTTATACAACTGATATGAATAAGCAATCACACCAGTATTAATTTTACCACCAACTATATCTGATAAAACTGGTTTGGTTACATTGAAACCTGGTAAGAACTCACACTTATCCACTGTCATATATTTATTAGTGGTGACATTGTATGCTTCACCAGTAACAGTTAGATTAGTTGCTATATTAATATACCTAATATTATTATAACCATCAGTCCAGAATACCTTTTGAATATTTGGTGTCTCATATCTACTAATTGCTTTGATTGGATTAGCAGTACTGAAATTTAAATAACTACCATCGTAGTTTAGATTGTCATCATATATAAGTGTTATAGCAGTCTGTGCTTCTGTTTCAAGATCAACTGTTATAGTATATATCTGACTCTTACCACCACTAGGGGTTGCACTTGTATTGTCTGTAGTAAACAAAACAATCTTATCTCGTATCTCACAAGACCCTATAATAAACTGACCGGTCTCTACTAGAGAACCGGCTGTTGCTAATACTTTGTTACCTTTTATAGTTTCCAAAGAACCTGTGGAATTACCTTTGGTGGTAATCATTCTAAAGTTCTGTGCATCCAGATACGACTTATTAGAAAGTAGACTCTTGTCTACGTCCTTATTCATCGCATCAGTAAAGGTATTGACTATAGTTTTATTTGCCATTAGTTAGCATTGTAAATTTGTTGACGTTCACCAAGTGTTGAAAATCCTGTAGACCACTCATGTATCTCAGGCACCAATCTATTCCAACCATTCTTTATACTTTCAAGCTGGTCAATGTTTGGCATCATTGCATTGCCATATGCTTTCTTACAATTATAATTCCATGAACGTCTGGCATCATAATAAACCTGATCACGTATAGTACCTTGTTTCCATTGTGGGTATAACAGCTTCATTGTTATATACCAATAGATTGCCTCAAGGAAATCTACATCATCTGGAACCATTGGATAACCATTGCTATCTGTTGGGATTGCTTGGTATGCCATCATGATATAACCAGTAGCCACATTAGTTTTGATATAATTAGATGTGATTACATATGTATAATCAGTTGTAGTGTTTGTGTATGAATCTTCTACATCAGCACCAGATGTTGGTGTCATTTGATTTAACAAACCATTTAATGTGCTGCGTGTAACAGGTTCAGTATTTATCTTAGCCAATGCTGCTTCATAATCTAAACTATATAAAACCATTGCTAAATCTACAAGAGATGAATCTGGGAAAGTAGAACTTACACCAGAGGTCTCTGTATTTGAAACTTTACCAAAGTCGAAAGACCCTGTACCATATCTCATTGGATAATAAGGCCCATTGATACTTTCTGAAAAGCTAACTTGAATCATAGAATGGAAATCATTCGGTAGCTGTGATTGATAGTTAGATATCTCTAACAAAGGAGTACCGTCCTTACCAGTAATTTTATTTACAAATGCAGGAAAAGCGCCTATCTTCTCAAGAGCTTCACCAGCCCATTCAACCATATCGGCAATACGATGTTCGCCTTCTTGTAAATCAAGATCAGTAAATACTTTTGCTATAACCCGTTTAACGGAAGTTGTTTTGTATATCATATTAGTTACTTTTAAATTTCCATTTATAACCACTGGCTTTATGTCTCTTTCCTCTAGCAACTAATCCGATATTATTTTTTAGATTGGAGTTACCTAAAAAATCTGCTGCTTCTTTAATAGAATTAAACTCTCTTAACTCTTCCATCGTTTCTAAATCCAACATAATTACTGGAATTCTTTTATTAAAAACATTTTTATTGCTTTTCCAGAGAGTACTTAAATTATTTTTAAATTTTTTACTACGTTTACATCCCAAAGGACTTCCTGCTGTGATAGAACTATTATATTCTGGTTTTAACCCATCTATATATTTCTGTTCTAATAATATCAAAGTTTCTTTGATTGGTTCACAGGTTTCTAATATATTAAATTCAAAATGCTTTTCACCATATTTATTCCATACTCTCTGTAAATATATACTATGGTGTTTGTTTCTTTTTAATTGATATAAATGAAGTTTCCATCTACTATGTATATTCACACTACTACCAATATATCTTTGGTTTGTTAGAGTATTTTTTATTTCATATATTCCAGAAGTTGCTATCATTATCCTAATTCAAAATAATCATATTTACCAGTCTTAATCAACCTGGCTAACAATCTTTTATTTTCCCTTGTCATTACTAACTTGTAGTAAAATAAATTCTTAATCTTCTTACGCTTCTTTACCCAGTGAAAGAAGTATTTGAAACCGTTGGTGTGTTCATTGAGATGATAAACATATTTACCAACATCAACTGTATTCACCCAATCAACTGAAAGTACATTCAGTCTGTTTAACTTAATCTTTGTTTTGTGTACCCTAAGCTCCCCGATACCATATGGCATCTTGAACTCAGCATTCTCTTTGAGTATTGCTTCCATTATATGTTTGTAGAAATCATATACAATATTACAATACTCTTCTTTATCAACATAGTACAAATCGTTATTACCTATCTGAGACTCATAGTATGAGTATATCTCTATAACAGTATAAGGATTCTGAACTTTATTTACTCCACGACCAAAATACATTAGATAGCTTGGTTACTTACATTAATAGGATTACTCATATCATCGTTACGAACATCAGTTGGAGCAGTAGCCTCAATCTTCAATTCCTTCTGTACAATCATATCCTTCAATGCTGGTATTAGATTGTTAGGGATTGGATACTTACTATCTAAGTTAAAGTATGGTTGATCTGTTATTGGATTAACAAACCTACCAACCTCTGATGGTATTTCAAATATACCACGTATTGTTATAAATTCCAGCGCTTCACTATTTACTACGTATATGTGACCATTACGTAAGAAGCATAGTTTGGTAGCACCTGTGTACTTCTTATACTTCTGCCATTCAACTCTACCTTCTGGTACCAATTGAATTGTATTACCAGTAGGAGTACCAATGTAAGTAAACCCAGATGTGAAGTTAAGATCTATAGTCTTAGGTATCTCAAGAGTAGTCCTGTATATAAAGGAACCGCTCTCTACACCAAGTGTTGTTAAGTCATCCCCAGATAGATCAACCTTCTCTAAACGTACGTTACCTATCTCCTGTATATAATCAGGATTAGGTTTCTTACCCTTATCTAAATCTCTCTTAAGTAGAATAGATCTGTATTGGTGTACCCAATCCTCTAGTTGCCTAAGCGAAATAGGTTCACTTGATGAAATGTTAGCAGCCCTTATTATATGAAGAAGGTCTGTTGTTATAGTACGTAATGTTACAAATATCATTATTTTATCTTTCTAAATTTGAATAGTGTTACACCTGCTCTAGCCATCACTGACTGAGTGTTAGGTTGCCAACCGATACCTACATAACCTTTCTCCCATACGTATGTACCTTCGATAGTTAAGTTCTGTATATTAACCTTAGTTGAGTCATACCCATAAACAGGCATAGATAACCCAGCTTGTACATACCGATTGTATGTAATAGAGTTATCTACATTATTAATCACAGTAGTAAAAGGTCTGTTAAACTTGTATGTTAAGTTATGCCATATTGGCGTATTCTGTGTTATAATAACACTATCCTTTACTAATATATTTGAATCTTCCTTAGACCAACCATAGCTGTATGCAGCAAAGTAATCTTTTAATATTGCTGCTGTGTCTACAACTGCTGGTACTGGTATACTATCACCTGGTAATTTTATTGTATCCCTATGTGCCTTCCAGTAATCAATCTGCTTCTTAAGTTGTTTATTAGAAGTTATTAAAGAGTCCTTTAAGGTATACCAATTTGTATCAGGTACTGTTATAGTATCTGTAGTAATAGTAGGACACGGACGTAATGTTTTATGTAACGACCAACCTGACCAACCACCTATACCAAGTAGGAGTGCTAATATAACACCACCTATAATTAAATTAGTTTTGTTCATCTGTAGTAAATTCACTAAGTCCTGAAACTGTAGCAACTGCTATACTTAAAGCTAATACAATCCACACTTTAATATCAGCATTTATATTTTTATCTGGTACTGCTATTATAGCACCGATATATAATGGTAAGCTCCTAGATAAAAACTTAGATACGTATTTCCATTTTTTGCTAGCAGGTTTACCTAAATTACTTGTCTTAAACATATTTAGTGTATATTTTTTTATTATCAACTATTCTCATGGTGAGTATCTCCCCACGATTATTATTACCGTTTAGACTGACATGAACCCAACCACCTGTACCGTCTTCACCAATACATTCATCAATCAATTGATCGAATACTAAGTTGTCTTTAATGTAGTTAAATATCTGTCTGTTAGTTATCTGCCCAAACATATCAGCATCAATATCCATTGCTTGACCTTTCATATGCTGACTTGACGTAGCACCCTTTATCGCTTTGTTTAAAGCCCTTGACCTAAAGAATGACGATATATATATGGGAACACCGAAGTACTCTCTAAGGGGCTCGAAAATGCGTGTAGCGAGGTCCTGCATACACAGTAGTTGATTAGCATCAGGATCGTTGACAATCCCTAAACGTTTAGCTGTATCAGACTGTGTAGCCTCTTTGTATGTAATATGTTTAGATATATTCTCCATTATGCTAACACAAATTTTTGAAATACTGCCCATAAAATATTAAGTATAACAGTTAATACAACTGTAGCTCCACCAGCCGTCCATAATATTTTATCAAGTCTATTTCTAAGTCTTTCCAATTGACGTTCTAATTCTGCTGTACGATACACTAATCCGGCTGTAGGATTATACTCATTACCTAATAAGGCGAGTTTTATTTCTGCTATATCCTTTTGAAGCAATGCTAATATATTATCTGATATATTACTCATCTCTTTAATTTGTTTTTCCATAAGTCGAAGTTGTGGCTTGTGTATTTGTTTGTTTAATTGTTATTTTTTATTTCTTTTTATCTAAAATAGTTATATTGAGATCATAACCACTAATTAATAAATGAACCATTTTTTAAACTCTCTCATAAGTCCTGCAAAATACGCAGCATATCCTGCATCAGTCGGATGAACTCCATCAAGTAATAGCGTAGAAGCCCCATGTTCAGCCATGTATGTACGTGGATCATAATAAGCAATTCCCTCGCTATTGCAATAATTCTGTATTGCTGTATTTAATGCTGTAATTGCCACATCATAAGCAGTACAGTACGATGCTCCATGAATTATCATTCTGCTCTTACTCCACCCTTTACTGATTGCATTATCAACTATAATGTCAAGATCAGTAATAAATTCCGATGGATTTGAATATAATCCCGTAACTACATCCACAACGCCGAAAGCAAACGAAATCAATCCATCCGTATCAAAATCAAATACAGGGATTTCTGCGTCATAAATTGCTTTAAAATTAGGACTATGACCAGTCATCAGTGACATACTGGACACTCCGTTATTGTCTTTCGTAGTTGCGGTTTCGGCTGTAAGTAATGATACCCAATCTTGATTAGTATCGTAAGAATCCCACCCTAGCGTAATGGAGTTACCAAAATAACGATTTGTTTTACCAGCAATGTTTATTCGATTATCCCTATAATTCAATAGCTCCCATAAACCACTTCTTAAATCGGCAACTTCAGCATCAGACAAACCGGAAGTGTACCATAATGCTGCGATCTGATCAGAACTAAATCTATCAGCAGCTCCCTTATAATTCCTTGCAAGTGCATATACTTCAAGATCACTCACTCCGGCTGATATTTGACTGTTCGCTGTTTTTGTTGAATCTTTAAAGGTAGCTCCCGCATTATTCGCTGTTCTGTTACTGTGGTAAAAACCATAAGCATCATCATTAACTATATTATATATTCCCTGAGTAGCAATACAGTTATTATAATTCTGCAACTTATTTCCTGTTGAACTAATTTTTGTATCAAGTTGCATAAACAAGTCACCGGGGGAATATCTTGCAGAAGATAAAGTTGAACCTGTTTCAGCAGCCTTATTATTAAGAATTATAAAGCCAAAACCTGCACTATTCTGAATATAATTTACTCCATGAGTTGAAGGAATAAACTTGGAATTTATAAAGGTAGAACTTGCAGGAATCCCCGTATATCCTTTATAGGCTGTAAACGTTGGAGGCGTACCGCTTAAAACAGGATCAAGAGTACCAGGATTTTTCCAATTTATTAAACTCTGAGAAGCAAGTGGAGTTCCGAAAAA